ACATCGTTGTTCTTTAATTGACTTTTGAATATCTAGATCTCCCTCAGTAACATGACGGAATACATTATAAAAATCTATTCTAAATATTTTACCCGATTCCTCAGATGGAGGATTTTCCATAAAAGCAAATTCGTCACAATCTACATTCAGCACCCAGGAGTCCTCGATAATATGATATACGTCCTGAATAAGTAATTGCTTTATCATCGTATTCCAACCACCTGGGAAGTTAACAGGAAAGAGTTTAACTTTTTTATTCTCTTCCAAGATCTCTTTAGACCTATCAGTAGAACGAATATCATAACAAATATTAAATTGATCTACAAAGTCATAGTGTTTTAAATAAAAAGGGAGGAGAACTTCTTCATTATAAATAAAAGTTATTGTTTCTAATCTCATTTTTCTTCTTCCCCTCTTAGTAATTTTTCGACCCCTTCTTTGGATTTTAAAAGATAGGCGTTTTTCTTTATCTTTTCTTCTGGCCAATCCCACCACTTTATTTTTAATAAACCTTCAATTGTAGCTGGTGAAAATCTCTTTCGTATTTCTTGTACAGGGTTGCCTATTACTACAGAGTATGGAGCAACTGTTCCCCTTACTACACTATATGCTCCGATAATAGACCCATCTCCTATTACAGAGTTTTGTAAAATAATAGCACCTGTTCCAATCCAAACATCATTACCAATAACGATTTTTACTTCTTTTGCATTTATGTCCTCTTTACAAAAAGGAAACTCCGGAAATTCTACGAAAGAATAAGTGGTTGGGGCACCCATAGAATGTAATCCCAAGAAAGATATATTCACATTAGCGGCAAAGGTTACGTACTCTCCTATTTCTAATACATTTGAATTCGGAAACATTTTATAAATATTAGGTTTTCCAAATATATGTTTTCCTATTTTATCCAAGATTAGTCCACTCCTGTATTTTTCTTTTCGAACGTTCCCAATCTAAATTAAATTCTCTTTCTCCCACATTACAATATCTACAAAAAGGAATGGGTGAATTAAAGAATTCATGGATATCCCTTTCAGAAGATATACTATAAATATCAATAGAATCTTCTTCAGAGATAGGAATATCGTATCCAAAGAACTTATTAAAATGAATTATGTTAGGAGCAATAGTACATGGGTAAATTCTCCCAGCCTTTAAAAACCTTCTTTGCGCATTATTATGAAAGCAGGATTTAAAATTATATTCTGCCTTATTTAAATCCCCTTCCGGGTTAATAACCACCTTAAAGGATTTTTTTACTGCTGTCCCAGTATCCAAATAAAATGAAAACTTAACATCTTTATCTACAGCCTTCTTTTTACACTTATCATAATAGGTATTTGAAATGGGATACTTAGTTGTCACTATTTCTATATTATGCTTTCTACAGGTATTCCAAAAAGAATCTTCTCTTGATAAGAGTAAAAGTCCATTAGTGACTACTTTAATATGAGTGTCTGGAAAATATCTCCTACTTAGCTCAATATGTTCTTCTATATATGGATTTAATAGAGGCTCTCCTCCCATTAATGAAAGTTCCCCAATTAAAGCCTTTTTAGACAGTTGAATAAAATCTTCTTCTATATCCTCTGTCATTAGAATATGCTTATCCGCCAGAGGGGCAAAGTGATCACAACCTTTGCAATTTAAATTACAATGATCTGCAAGATGAACTGCTAAATAAGGTATCATAAATTACTCCACCATTCCTTTGTAGGTTCCCCAAGTAATTCCTTTGTCCACCCACTCATAGATCGAACATAATCTTTTATATAATCATATTTTTCTTTCCAACCTATCCTAAAAACGGAATAGGAATGGTCATGATCATTTTTTCCTTCTAATGGACAACCTATTAAAACAATCTTTGTATACCCAAGTTGAATAGCCATTAAAGTTCCTAATAAAGCACTCGAACCTGAAGGAGGTTCATATTTACAAATAAAGTCAACCTTTTCGTTTTCATTTTTTGGTTGTAGATGAGTAATTATTTTGTAATCAGTATTTAATCCATTTTCCATTCTTTTTTGTCGATATAACGGAATTCCATTATGATGGTAAGTTGCTAAATAATCTACATGCCCTTCATAAGGACAGTCTTCGCCTACTGCTAAAACATCATATTTAATTCCTATTATACTTTCTATGTTTTTTAAGTCCTCTTCCCAACAAGGTGCCCTCCCAATAATAAGAATTGTTTCCATATTATTCTTCTCCTTCAGATAACAGTTTATTAAATCCGTCAACCTTTCTTGCTACAAGCATTTGTAAAGCCTCTGCTACTTGGGTTGAGGCTGAATAAGAAGCATTTCTCATTTGTTCATTGGACTGTTGAACACCCATTAATCTTGGATAAACTTGCTCTAATTGGAAAAGCAAACTCCTTTTATTTACACAATCTTGAATTGTTACTGCAGAACTAGGTTTCTCCCCTACTGGATCAGGGGTCCAAATCATCTCCTGATAAAAAGGGCAGTCTTTAAAATCCAATTCTTTTCCTAAGAGTTCTTTCATAAGAAGATAAAACCAACAATTTCCTTTTTTACATGTACTCTCCATTTCCCCTCTCCTTTTTAATGCCTATAATTTTATACAAATAATCCCCACGTTGGCTAAAGGCCTATAGGTACTAGGTGTTCCACTAGCAGATGTATCTTGATTTCCACCAGGATTGGTTGCGCTAGTACCTCCAGACTGGGTACTACCTGATCCTCCAGACTGGGTACTACCTGAACCCCCAAAACCTGTTGATCCAGTAGTGGTTCCACCACTAACCTTTGAGGTATATAAATCTTGTGTTACACCTATAGAATCTCCACCTCTTGAAAATAGCTGTTTTGCAGCATTCGTTATCTGTGTAGGGTATGAATCGGAAGCAACAATTAAGGAACCACTTGAATTGTAATATCTACAATCAGTTGTAAAACCTCGGTAATCAAACCATTGGTGGTTATGGGAGCCAATTGATAATGTCCCACCGGTATGGGTATGATCATTTATTTCATGGGCATGATCATTTATTCCATGGGCATGATCATTTATTCCATGGACATGAGCAGTACTTTGATGTCTATGAGGGGACTGTGTCCAGGTACCGCTAGCTACTCCACCAGTCGTGTATATCCCAGTACTCCCTCTAACAGCCAATAAAGAATCTCCAACACCTGATACAATTTGCCATCCTGGTAGAGCAGTATTGGCATAAAACCACATTTTAGCACCGACAGGCATTAGTCTTGAATCATTGCCTGCACACACTGTGCCTACACCGGTTCCTATGTTGTAATCAGTTAGGATATGACTCAGGGCATTGACCAAAAAAGTCAAATTCGTATCAGGCATATCAAAGCCTTTTTTGACCATCATATCAGCGATAGCTTTACTCATCAAGGAGCACTGATAAAATAATTTATTTGCAAGTTCTGAAGGAAGTATCTGCCCTACTGGGGCTCCCTCACTTCGCATTATATTATTTTCATAGCCTAAATCTGTTAACTGATTATTCTTACTTGGGTTCCATAATAAAAAATTTGTTGTTGCCATATAATTTCCTCCTATACAAAATGGCCTTTATCAAAACCAGCAACATAATCATCATCCCTATCAAAGCCAAAAAATGGTAGTAACCCATAATAGTAATTATACTGCACTCCTTGCGGTCTGGGAACAATATATTCATTTAAAATTAAATTGATTACTGTATTGCTTAACTTACCTGTTATTGTTACGTTAACTGACATATCCTGATTATCTTGAATAATAATCTTTCCGCCAGGAAATAAATCACCCCAAGCTCTTTGAAGACTTTGGGCTTTCCCGTCCCAAGTATTTACAACCATTTTATTCTTCAATAAAATTCTATAATCTGTATCTGATAATGTTACCCATTGTGCCTCAGTAGGAGGACTCGTAAGAGGATTTTCTTTAAAATAAACCCTTCTTTCTTGCCCTATTAATTCTCCTAATCTGTCCAATTGTTTTCCTACAGCGCACTCAAATGTATAAAAATCAAATGGAGCTTCACCTTGTTTAATTGTTAATGCATCATCAGTGTAAGAAGTTTGGGGATCAACTAATAATTTAAAAGAAAAATAGTAAATGAGGCTCTGTGCCAATTCTCTAATATCTTCAGTAATATCTAAAAACCCTTTTACCCAATTTAAAAATTTAGGAGATGTTTGATATTGACTGGTTATTAATTTAACATAAATTTCAGTTGTTGGTTGATAAGTACCTAATAAATCTCTTCCTTGTGGAATAATAAGAGGATTATGTACTACTAAAGAACAGTAAGTGGTAAAAATATTCCCAAAGTTAGCAACTACTATGTCTGTTCCGGTTACTTGTGTCCATAATAATCCCGGTGTACTTTCATCAAAATATGCTATATCAGGAGAACCATTTAAACTCCATTCAACTATATTAGTAACATCCCTATAGGTTCCATCCCCTAATCTTAAAATGGCGTTATATTGGACGATATCTCCTAAATAAAGGATGGAATCATCTGGATATATAATTAATTCAACAAGATTTAGATCATAAGTAATCCTGTCTACACTATTGGATTCTTCAGTAAAGGACTTTTCAAAAAGTTCCCCAAGATTCCAAACTGTATACCTATCCTCAAATATAGGACCTTCTCTATTTTCAAAAAAAGTTGGCATATTATTTATACCTCAGAAACAGTGATTAATTCTAAAGTAGTGCTAACCACTTGTTTATATTCAACTTCAATATCTTCCTCCCCCATTGGAGAAGGAGCCATCCCTATTTCAATTAAGCGAACTGAAAAAGTTGGATTTGTCTTATCTACCATCGTATCAACAATGGCGTAATTAATTGATGACACAACTAAAGTCTCTCCAATATCTAAGCTATTAATATAAGTATTAACAGCATCCTTTATCTCATCAAGCATCTCAGCAGCGTATCCCATAAGAGGATGGATTTCAATATTAACGTATATGGGGACATACTCTGGTCTATAAAATCTAATTGGAGTTACTGTGCCATACTCCTCCTCCTCTATTTCTGTAGTAATATCTCCATTTGTATAACACCCTAAACCTCTATTATTATAGATAATTTCTGCAATCTCTTCTATGACACCACCTTCAACAACAGCAGTTATAGAATGTTCTGGGGCACCTTCAAATGGAACCCCTGGAATACCATAAGTTGTAGAATTTGTAGCATTCTCATAAATAACATGCCTTGTTACTCCATCCAAAGAAGCAATGCCGGCATATGTTCCATCCAATATTGTTTGAGATGGTAAAGAAACACTAGCTGCCTGTCTTTCTCTTAATGTTGCATCTGTTTCTACTGGGGAACCTTCCACAGCAGCAACTAAATTAGTAACATCTGTCCAACCTCTAACAGGAGTGTCAATTGTTGATATATCTCCGGGTAATGCAGATATATCTCCTATTGTTTGACAAGTAGCTGTTACTGTAAGCTTATAAATGGCACCAGATTTTTGTAAGGTTATTGGAGATGGTAAAGACCATTTATAACCTGCACTATCTAAAACAATACCATTTATTATTGTTGCTGAGGTATTTCCAGTTAGAACAACATCACAAGTTGAATAACTAGCTGGCCTTCTTTGCACACCATTTATTTGAACAATGCTTGATAAACCATTGCCAATCGCTGTAACAGGGCTAGTCTGATTATATGCCAATTGAATAGCCTGCATTGCCTCATAAAGGGCAAGTGATTCCACCGATATCATTTGAAAATCTATAGAATCGTTCCCTAAATAAAGATTTTGTCCAAATATCCTTTTTGCATCTTGTATTCTTTGATTAAGAATGTCATTGAATGTTGGTAAGTGCAATCCACTTTCATCAACAAATGGAGCAAAGTATGTCATTTAATTCCCTCCCTGATCTTCATTAGTAATATATACTTTTCCATATATAGTATCTACTACACAGGAAAAAGTATATTTTCTTGAATCAGAAATATACCTAGAAGTAACTTCTGTAACACCAATAACACCATATTGATTATCTGGTAATAAAAGACCTTTTATCCTATCTATCAGAATTTCATTAATTATATTTTTATTATCTATTCTTTGTCCAAGTATCTGTTCCCACAAAGGCAGACCATCATATAAATCCATCCACCATTCTCCAAGGAACAAAAGAAGACGAGTTTCAATTGCCTGAGCGATAGCTTCCGGATTGCCCACAGAATCTTCTAAAAAATCCTGCTTTCCCCTCCCAAAACTCATATCATGATTTTCATCCAATCTTCTATATATCATGCAACACCTCCTGATAATCCAGTTCCTCCACCATTAAGATGTTGATGGCTAAGAAAATTCCTGCCTTCAATAGTGGTATTGGAATTTGCATCAACATTGACTGAAGCTGCCCCTTCGATTTTAACCTGATCACCAGATGCAGTAATGTTGCCACCAGTAATATTAATACTATCACCAGTAGCATTAATAGTTTTTGCAGTAATATCAACTTTATTTGCATTAACTGTTACTGTCTCTGTAGCAATAATATTAATATTAGTATCCTCTACTTCAACATAAACTGAGTTGTCAAGATTCCGTAATCTTGTTGAATCAGTTGAATAATCTTTTATCTTTTTTGGTTGACTCCATACACCTATAATGGCAAAGGCATCTGACAGATCATGTCTTCTATTATCAAGCTGAGAACTTATTTTACCTGACTCCCACCAACTGTCGTAACAATTATCTGCAAAGACCAGTAAACACTCGTCCCCCGAAGCAATGGGCATGGTTAAAATAAAATTACCTGCTCTAGGGAGCAATATGGGGACCTCCAATAACTCAGGGATCTCTATGTTCTCAAAGGGCTCCCCATGAAAACTCATTCTTTCTTTAATGGCAGCCTTTACCGAAACTGTTTGTTTATCGGCATCAAAAGATTGAATTATGCCAGGTATGGCCACCCTTATTCTCTCTGAAAATCTATCAAATTTCTTTTCAAGAACTTCATTAGAATCATCTACTCTATGTGAAAAAGGTATG